GAGCGATGGTGATGTTCATGTTCACCACTTCGTTCACGCCGCCGCCCACGGGATACACGGACAGCTCACCGTCAAAGCTGAACTTGCCGTTAGAGCCATCGGGAGTAACAGTGCCATCGCTCTCGGTGCCGCCAAACCAGACCGCATAGCTGGCCTTCTTGCCTTCCAAAGCCTTGAGGGTCTGGAAATCAGCCAGCGTGTAGTTGGCAGTGAAGGACAGACCATCGAGGGACTGGATACCGGCGATGTAGGTCTGCATATTGTCGCTCAGGGTGGTGGTTTCCAGCATTTCGGGTTCGCCGCCGAGGTCAGGAAACTCCTTAATGTCGATCAGCTTGCTCCACTGTTCGCCAGTGTCGGCTTTCTTCATCAGAAAAACCTTGTAGGTGGAAATAGCCATTTCATTTACCTCCTATAAAGAGTGGTTCCGTCCGTTTCAGCCTTGTATCGGGCAACCAGACGGTAGATTGTTGCGTTCTCCAAATTGGGAACCGGGGACAGAGAAATACGCCGGAAATTCTTGGCGTACATGAGATCGTCCACAAACCTCATGATTTTTCGGCAAACGGATTTCTTACCGCCTGCCTTATCGGAGTAGACATTCACCTCGTACATCAGCGTAGCGAACCTCTCCGTATCGCCGCTGTCCATGTGAGCTTCCGTGGTGTAGTTATCCTGCTCCACCAAACTCACATAGGGAAAACGAGTAGGAGCGTTGACATACTCGCCGCTGACCAAGATACCGGGAAACTGCGCTCTCAGGGCTTCCGCAATCGGCGTGTAGATTTGACTCTCCACATCAATCATGAAAACACCTCCTTCGCAATCTCCGTGAGCCGGTCTTGCAGCTCCTTCACCGTTTCATACATCGG